TGACGAAGAGGAGAATGAGACAACGCTACCAAAGGATAAGTATTTACCTGGCAAATGTTTATTACAATTTAAAAAATAGGTGTAATTAGATATAAAAAATATGTAACCATATTATTTTTGAAAGTACCCCAATAAACTCGAGGGTTTGGCCCTCCAGCAGAATTTTACCTGATTGGCGTTTTTGATTTGAACACAAAAATACAGTGGCATATTTATTATAAAATAATAGTATAGAGAATGAAACCTAAGTTTCAAGTAATAGTTTTACTATTGTTAAATTTTCTTTTCATATTAATTGTACAAAATTACCATAAAATACCTACAAAAATACAGCACATTAATAGAAATAAAACAAATATTCTCCCTGTAGGAAAAATAATACTTATTCCAAATAATGGGGACGAGTACTATTTAGATGAAAATAATATTAAATGGAAAAAAAGATCGTTTTTAAAAAATTTGTTACATAATCCGTTTAAAAACTACACATTTGAAACATATTTTCCAAATGATGTTTATTCAAGCGAGGCAAGTATAACTATTACTGATTTTGAAAATGGAATCATGCGGTTCAAACCAGAATCCTTTAACTATTATTCTTCTTATTACAGTCCAGTATCACATTTATTCGCAGATGTTCTTCCTATTATACTCTACATAGGTCCAGACTATAAAATATATTAAGAATACGTTGAGTTTGCGCGGATTTAAATGTTCACGAGCATATTAAATGTCTTCTCTTGTCAAGAGGTAATATTTTTATATAATTTTAACTATTACATAAAAATAAACGTGTCATAAATTATTTAATGACCTCTTGATGGGAAACCTTTACCTGTAAAATGGTTGTAGTTGTCTACACAATTTGTGCAGTTAGGTAATACGGTATAAGGCGGAGGGTTTGCTAATGTCAATAGATTAGACGGTAAATTAATTCCTGCTACTTGATATGTAGGTGTATCTGGCAAATTATTTTGATATTGCGAATACCCTCCGCGTTGAGCACAACTGCGTTTATTGTGACGACGGCGTATGGTTCTTTTCCTTCCGCCATATAATCCTCGCGAGCGACTTCTAGATGCTAGTCTAGTTCTAAGACGTCGTTTTAAACTCTTCGCTTTTTTACTTCCTGCTTTCATCTTCTTATAATGTTTAGTGATATTTTTTATTTTTCCTTTAAGTTTTTTTGCCCCTCCCTTAAACAAACATATTCCAGGGACAACTCCTGCCGCAGCATCAATATTACTCTTTGAACCTGCTAAACCGGGAAGTCCGGGTATTTCATTACTACTAAAACTGCCTGAATAATTTGAACTTGTTCCATTAACATACGGGCTAGTATTATAAGGATTTATATTGCCATATCCTAGATTTGAAGCACCTGAACCAGCTGACATATATATATAATGAAGATATAAATTATCGATTAATGTAGGTTCTATTAATACTCTTCCTTTTATTTTTTATATTTTTTCTGGTTATAGTCATTTATTATAGGTGTAGAATTTAATTCATTCAGTGTAACAACCTTTTCGTCTTTATTTGCTAATCTAATAGGTGTCCATTTTTTAAATTTATGGCTGTATATACAAACCATATTATATTTTCTGTCCATATGTACAAATTTGTCGTTCTTCTCATTCTCAAACTCTTCTTCGTCATCACTTTCTTCTAATGCGTCCAGGTTATCATTTTCCTTGATGTTTCTAAATAATTTATTCATCATAGCACTTGTGTTGAAATTAGGTATGTGAGCAACTCCGTAGAGATGTTCATTGGTCCCGTTATTAAAACAATGTATATTATATATATCATCTTGAATGTCTGGGCGAACACAAAATACGAGCTCGCGACTAGTTGTATGCGTTCTAACAGGTCTATTCTGTTGAGGTTCTTGTGCTTGAACTCTTGAACGATTGTCGATTTTGTTATAACGATTATCTGTGTAATTCACCGTAGAATTTTTTTCTCTAGAGTTGTTTTGTAATGTAGTGTTACTTTTTTCTCTAGGAGTGTCAAAATAATTCTTATAGGGTAAAACTAAACATCTATTGTACGTTTCGAATAAATTGAACTGTATTTTATCTATTTTGTAATTTATTGTTTGTATTCTTTTGTCCATTTCCTCGTTTGTTTTACATAATAACGGTAGACCAAATATAACAAATGTGTTATTATAAGAGACCTGTTTTAGTTCTCGTTTTAGCATACTATGAATCTTTACCAATTTATCACCCCAAATTGCTCGTGGCATTTCACCTCCCTTATAACTAAAAATATCTTCAATGTAGAAAAGCGTGTTACCAGAATTATAGATAATAGTTCCGTATAATATTGTTCCATATGCGAGTTCATCTGAAAAACAAGCATTCACAATTTTAATGTCTGAAATTTCATTGTTTGTAGTTAATTCCATAAGCAGACAAACGTGCTTTTCTTTAAACGAAGTAAACCATGCAAAACACTTGACCCCTTCTGGTATAGCTACAATATAGTCTGAGTTATGAACTTTCTTATAAGTTATAGTTTCATAAGAAAGTTTAATAGTCGGGAAGGATTTTAATATATTCTCTTTATCTGTATGAGTCAGCATGTATATCATATCTAATGTAGAAACCTTTATATTATTTGACTTCTTTAATAATTTGAAAACGTGTTACTATCTGTCATTGTGTCTAATGTTGCTATATCACTCCCCGAATCATTCGAAGAGCGCAATTGTTTTTTCAAAAAGTCCTTCAATTCGTTTTTCATAGTAATTTCTTCCTTGTTTGGAAGTAAGTCTATAAGAGTATACTCATTTTGAGATGACATATGCGAAGATGCTGTTGGTTCTGTTGTCCGTGTTTGAATAATGTTATACATATTTTCGTATTTTTGAATTGGCGCATTTACTAAATCTTTTATTTTTGGAACTGTCAATGTTGACTTAAAAAAGTTTATTAGGTAATGCACTAAAAATATTAGTATTGTTGATATAATTGTAATTTGAATTATCCACGATAGCATATTATTATATTTGGATATTAGTTTAAGAGAGATAAAAACACAATTAATTCTTCTTTGACTAAAGCATCATTAATATCCAAATTATTTCCTCCCTCAAAATAGATATTGTTTGGAACAATGCTAAATGAGTTATGTTTATTAAAAATATTTTTGTCTTCTATATAAGACGCTTCTATTACTAGTTTAATGCTCGAGTTTTTATGTAATTCAAAAATACATTTTTGCGTTTTTGTAGAAATATGTTCGGGAGGAATAACATTTGTAAACTCTTCTGTAAAATATGAATTGTCTACAATTAAGGTGAAGTTTTTATAATAATCTTTAAAAATGCTAATATCGCTATCTACAGCATTTAGCTTAATTATTTTAGACGAATTTACTTGATAAATACCATCTAATGAATATATCTGTACATAGGTTTCAGTTTTAATCAATTTATCATTAAGGTTGGTCAATACATTTGGGAGAGCTTCTATATTAAAATGGTTTATGAATATCTTCATTATAATTATAATTGTATAAACTATTTAAACCTATTCAATTTATCTATAATAAGTAATGTCCGTGCCATTAAATATTATAATCGTTGAAAAGGGTGGAGATTTAAAGTCCCTAGCAATAAAAGATTTTAAGCTGGAAGAAGTTTATAAAAAGTGCGGTTTCAAGAAAGGTGAGGATTTTGTTAAACAAGTTGAGTGGAATGCGAAGTTTGACGGAAAAAAATATTTTATTGAGGTTTATGCTAAAACAGACGGACGTCCTAATTCCGAGAATAAGTACGATTTTCCGCCACCTATTGACACAATGTTATTTTTTGGAAACTGTGCTATACTAGCTTATATTAAAAATGGTGGAGATAATGTATATGTTGACCTAAGTTTGCAACTGTGGAGCAAAGTTTATGAAAAGCTGTTTGGTGGGTTTGAAGACTTGGCTGCTACAGCAATTGAAGATGAACAAGAGATAGATGAACTTGCGAATGTTCCGAAGGAGAAGAAAACAAAGCAAGGATATTTAAAGGATGGATTTGTTATTGATAGTAGCGATGCCGAAGAGAATTCTTCTGAGGGTAATACTGAAGAGACTAGTGAGGTAGAGGATGATGACGAAGAAAATTCAGCAGACCAAGACGAAGAAGAAATTATTATTGAAGATTTAGGTTCGGAATTGAGTGAAGAATCTTATGATTACGATTCAGAAACAAACTAACAACGCAAATATACTTGTAATAAAATAAAATTGATATTGATTTAAATATATTGTTATTATGTAAATCAACAAGGATGTCCAGATATAAAATCACTGATGCAGAACTATTTCGCGAAAATATTCGCAAGAAACTAAACGAGATTTTAAATAACGACAAACATAGTTCTAATTTGGAAAAGGGAATATTTAATTATACATTAAAAGAGTCAGAGCAATTTAAGGTTGTTAAAAAGTGGGACAATAAAAAGTTTGTCCAAATTTACTTGGACCGTTTACGTAGTATTATGACAAATTTGAATGGTGACATATTGAAGCAAATCTCGGATGGCACCATTAAATCACACCTTGTCGCATTTATGACACACCAAGAACTTCGTCCTGAGCGATGGGCAACACTTATCGATATCAAGACGAAACGCGATAAGAATAAATTTGAGACCAATATCGCTGCTTCTACTGATACATTTACATGTCGTAAGTGTAAAGGTAACCAATGTACTTACTATCAAATGCAGACGAGATCGGCTGATGAACCAATGACGGTTTTTGTCCAGTGTATACCGTGTGGAAACAGATGGAAGTGTTAGTTATAAAATTGCGCTTTTAATATTTCAAATACACAATTATTTATAAAAAAATGAAACAAAAACGCAAATGACATATTAGGTTAAATAAATATAACATGTCATTAATTTCGAAACAACTACTTCTAAATACGTTAAATCTTCCAGTAGAACTTATTAATATTGTAAAAGAATATACATTTCATAAAATTAAAAAAATACCAAAAATTGACAAAAGATACCAGTTACTATTAACAATTCCAATCATAGAAAATTATCCTTTAGAGGAGATGGATTTTGTTTATCTGAGTATAACAGACGACAAGTTTTATTTCTTAGTTTATTCTACAGACAAAATACAACTACAAACATTATTGTACACAGATAATAACGAAGTACATTTTATAGATGGACAGATGATTCCGAGAGAATAAAATGTAATAGAATAGAATATACCTAACATAACGTATATTTTTTATGCTGAACATTATTGTATCCAATATCAATAAGCTCTGACCCCTTGTCAAAATTTAATATACTATATCCTTCTAGAACCATTGGGTCT